TACTACAAGTAATAGACAATGCGTCTCTTGTAAAGAAAGAGAAAGAAGAAGCTAACAAAGCTATGGAAGAGCGTCAGTCTGAAGCAGTCATTCTAGGGCTCGCTTCTTATATGCGTGAATGCTGGGATGCAGCTCAACGTGCAAAGAAACCTATAGAGAACATAATGCTTAAAGGTCTTCGTCAAAGAAACGGAGGGTACGATGCTGATAAGTTAGCACAGATACAAGCACAAGGCGGCTCTGATATCTACATGATGATAACAGAAGTTAAATGCAGAGCGGCTGAAAGCTGGCTCAGAGATATCTTGTTAGACACAGGCACACCCCCATGGGATATACAACCCACACCCATACCAGAATTATCGCCAGAACATTCAGCAGAATTACAAAATGCTTTTGCGGCTGAAGTAGTTAGGCTTGTTGAAGCAGAAGGTCAAGCACCCACCCCAGATAAAATGGCAGAGATAAAAGAAATGATATCTCAGAATTACAGATTTAAATTACTACAAGCTGCTGATGATAGAGCTAAAAGAATGAAGCTAAAGATAGCTGACCAGTTTGCACAAGGTGGTTGGGCAGAATCATTTAATGATTTTATTACAGATTTAGTTACGTATCCAAGTGCTTTTATAAAAGGCCCTGTAGTTCGTAGACAAAGAAAATTATCTTATACTAAAAATGAAGAGGGTAAGACTGTTGTTACAGCTGATGAAGTAATAGCTCCAGAGTTTGAAAGAGTAGACCCATTTAGAATATACCCAGAGCCTGGGATTAGTAATGTAAACGATGGCTATATATTTGAACATCATCCTCTTAGTCGTATGGACTTATCAGATTTGATAGGTGTACCTGGATACGATGATGATGCAATAAAAAAACTTTTAGATAATGGAAATGGACAGTCATGGATTAATGAAGATGTAGAGTTATCTAAAGATGAAGAGGAAAGAAAGTTCCATTCATTTGATAGACCTACTGATATATATGATGCTCTAGAGTTCTGGGGTAAAGTAAGTGGTAAGATGTTGAGAGAGTGGGGTCTAGAAGATGAAGCAGAGGAAATAGAAGACTCTCGTGAATACGATGCAAATGTTTGGATTGTAAGTAACTATGTAATAAAAGCAGTTCTTAATTATGACCCATTAGGTGAAAAGCCTTACGCTAAGACATCATTTATTAAACATCCAGGAGCATTCTGGGGTAAAGGAATACCAGAAATTATACAAGATTTACAAGGTGTATGTAATGCCGCAGCTCGTGCGTTAGTTAATAACATGGGGATATCAAGTGGACCTCAAGTTGAAGTTAACCTAGAACGCATACCACCTAATGAAGACATAACACAAATGCATCCATGGAAAATATGGCAAGTAACTAATGACCCACTAGGGTCTAGTGCTCCTGCTGTTAGGTTTACACAACCCGATAGTAATGCTAATACATTAATGGCTGTGTATGATAGATTTTCTAAACTAGCAGACGACCACTCAGGCATACCATCTTACCTGCAAGGAGATTTAAATGTTAAAGGAGCTGGACGCACAGCGTCAGGTCTTTCAATGTTAATGGGCTCTGCAGGAAAAGGCATACGTCAAGTAGTTATGCATATTGACAGTGATGTCATGAAACCAATTATTCATAGACAGTTTGTTTATAACATGCGATATGATGAAGACGAATCAATTAAAGGCGACGTAGATATATTACCTAAAGGTGCAATCAATCTTGCAGTTAAAGAGACTGTTAACGTTCGTCGAATAGAATTTCTTAACGCAACCGCCAATGAAATCGATATGGGTATCGTTGGTAAAGAAGGCCGTGCAGCGATACTTCGTGAAGTGGCTAAGAGTTTGCAAATGCCTGTAGATGAAATCGTTCCGTCTAGGGAAAAAGGTACTTACCTTCAAGAGTTGTCCGCAAAAAAAGAGGTTGAGGCATCACAAGCCCCACAATCTCCAATGAAAAGTGGAACTCCAACTCAACCAGATGGTGCCCCAAAAGGTGGAATGGATGCAAATACAGTTAACAACCGCAGCATTGGGGGTAAATCTTGATTAGACCATCCCTTAAAGTTGTTAAATCTTTGGCTACAGTTGAACGTCAACACACTGACATATTAGAATGGTTAGAGTCGTGGCGTAAACATGAGTTAGAGCAGCTACCAAATGTTGCAAATAATGTGTCACTAGCCCAGGGGCGGTGTCAGATTTTAGGCGAGTTAGTAAGACTCATTAAAGAATCCCCTGACTACGCAGCAAAGTCATGAGACAGCTGTTAAATAACGCATACCAATAGGAGCAAAACCATTATGACATTACCAAAGCAAGTTCAAAAACAATCTGAGGATGTACAAGCGTTGTACAAGGAACTCAATGGAGAAACAGAGGAGAATGCTGAAGTAAACACTACAGCTGAAACTACTACTGAAGTACCTACTGAGGAAATTGCAGCGACACCTTCCGACAGTGTAGAAAAACAAGCACCTAAATCTGATGCTGATGAGCAAAGTATTTCAGATGATAAACAGAATAAAGACTCATGGGAACAAAAATACAAAACGTTACAGGGTATGTATAATACTGATGTTCCACGCTTAAATGCAACGAACAGAAGTTTAGATAGCCGTGTAGCCCAATTAGAATCTTTGCTAGGACAAATTAACACAGAAGAAAAACCTGCTGTTTCACCTGAACCTGCTATTAATTTAATAACAGAAGATGATGAAAAAGAGTATGGGGATTCTATTGATGTTATGCGTCGAGCAGCACAAGATACTTTAGCACCAGGAATGGCTCGTGTTAATGAATTGGAGAGACAACTTAGACAGTTGCAAAGTGTTGTGCCACAAGTACAACAAGTACAGCAATCACAAAAATCGTCTGAGGAGAAACAGTTTTGGAATACGTTAAACCAGGAAGTACCTAACTGGAATGAAATTAATAGCGACCAAGATTTTCAATCGTGGCTTCTTGAGATTGACCAGTTGACGGGACTAAGTCGCCAAACATATCTAGCAGATGCACAGCAAAAACTAGATGTAAATAGGGTGATTAAGTTTTTTTCTACTTATGAACAGGCTACAGGTAAAGTTAATAATGCTCGTGGGACCCACAGCGAAAACTCAGAACTAGCAAAACAAGTTGTACCAGGGCGTGGACGCACTGCAAAACCTGTTGCTGGTGAAGGCAAAACATATACTAGACAAGACATCACAAAATTTTTTGAGGATGTAAGATTTGGTAAATATAAAGGCCGTGAAGCTGAGCGTGGAAAAAAAGAACGTGACATTTTTGCTGCACAGCAAGAAGGTCGCATTGCGTAATTTAACTAACTAGGAGGCTATTATGGCTTTTGGAGTATCACCTGGGAATCCAGGTTACACAGGTAATTTTATACCTGAGATATGGTCTGGTAAACTTATTGAGAATTTCTACGATGCATCAGTGCTCGCAGCTATTTCAAATACAGACTATCAAGGAGATATAAAATCAATGGGGGACACGGTTAATATCCGTACAACTCCAGAGATTACTATCAAAACATACGTTAAGGGACAAACACTTAGTGTTGAAAACCCTGACAAACCTAAAATACAACTTCTAATTGACAAAGGCGAATATTTCGCATGTGTTGAGGATGATGTTGACCAAGTACAAACAGACATTACTCTTATGGATACATGGTCTAAAGACGCTTCAGAGCGTATGAAGATTAAAATCGATTCTAGAGTATTGACTGATATATTAACTGATGTTTCTGCATTAAATAAAGGAGCAACAGCTGGTAGAATATCTGCCGACCTCAATATAGGGGTTGCAAGTTCGCCAGTTGCTATTACTAAATCAAATGCTATTGACCAAATAGTTAATATGGGTACAGTACTTGATGAGGCTAACTGTCCAGAGAGCGATAGATTTATCGTTATCCCTGCTAAGATGGCTGGTCACATTAAGCTATCTGACCTTAAAGACGCATCAATCACTGGGGATGGTTCATCTCCGTTGAGAAATGGTCGTTTAGGAATGATAGATAGATTTACAATTTATGTAAGTCACAATCTTTACAAGAGCGGAGCTGAGTTCAGCATTATTGCTGGTCACAAATCGGGGTTTACATTTGCGTCACAAATGACAAATATGGAAACAATTCGTTCAGAAACTACATTTGGTAATATCATCAGAGGGTTACAAGTTTATGGCTATAAAGTCGTTAAACCTGAAGCACTATGTGTTGGTGTTATAACTGTATAATTTAGGAGATATATAATATGGCTACATATACGGAAGCGACTGGTTTCAACAAAGGCACAGCTGCAGCTCACGTTGCATCTGGAGTTAATAAAGTTGGATTACTAGAAGTTACTTTAAACTTTGCTACTATTGCCGCCGACAGAATCACAGCTGGTAATACAGCGATTGGTGCTGGCGATGTATTAGAAGCATTATCTATTCCTGCTAAGACATATGTCATAGCTGTGGGTATAGATGTTACTACTGCAGAAGGTGGTACACTTACACTTGATATAGGTGACGGTGCAGACCCTGATGGGTATCTTGATGGAGTGAACGGCAATGCGGTTGCTGGATATACTTCGTCATTAGTACTAACAGAAGCTGCTCCAAACACTGTGTTGGGATTAAGCAATGGTAAATACTATGCAGCAGCAGACACTATTGACGTGAAGACTGTAAACGCAGCAGATGCTGTGGTTATGAAACTTTGGGCAATAGTTGCTGATTGTTCGTAAGTAAGTAAACAAGGTTGGGGGGTTAGCTAACGTTAACCCCCCGATTAAAACATAGGAGATAGAAATGGCGGGAAGATGGTTAAGAAATATAGTTG